GACGGCGCCCATGGCCAAGGCTAGTCACCGCACCTATGGTTTGTTGCGTAGTTGTTGGCGGCCCATCCTGGGGGCTACCCGGCGCGGCGTCTGGACAGCTCATGGCCGCCGTTTCTTCTTCTAGGTGTTGCGTAGACTCTTGTGTCCGCTGGGGCGGCGTTACTTCCGTCTGCGCAGGCGATGAGTCCGCTGTGTCGGTAGGGGGCGTTTCTATGTGCCCTTCGCGCACCCAGTCTGGGGCGTCGTCGAGGGGGTCGCTGAACCCATCGACAACGTCTGCTGGTGGCGGTGTGGTTGGCGCCGGGGCACTGGTAGCCTGGGGCTCTCTGCTCTCGCGTTTAACGGATGCCTGGCGCGCCGGGGTGCGGGTTTCCTGAGCGGCGCGCTGGGCTTGGCGTTCCTTCCGCGAGACCACATGGATGCCGCTATCTTGCGCATACTGGTTATTGTTGATGAATTCGATAGTGGTTGCGGTGTAGTACACCTCTTCTGGTGTTGGTGGGTCCCGAAGCTCTAGAACTTCTCCAGCACCACGCTTACTGTTGCATGCGTGGCAGGCGACAACAAGGGTCTCAGGGGTAGATTCCTTATGCCCGTTGAGGGAGTCATAGGTGGCGCTCCTGGCGGAGCGACGGTCCCGCCAGTCCACGGTTTTCCCGCACCAGCGGCATTGATCGCCGTCTCTGACACGAACAGCGATGAGCAGCTCAGGGTTTCGTTTGTCTTTCGCCCGCCGCCGGTCAAGTTCCATCTCTTCTTTCAGCCGGATATGGAAAAGCGTAGGGTCGTCGACGATGCGCAGCATTGGCCGCCCCTCAGGGCCTTCTTCCCGGAAGAGCAGGCCTGCGGCGCAAAGGTTCTCGATGACGATTTTTTCCCGCCCCGGCGCTACTTGTGACACGGCACCATACCCCACCAGGTAATCGGTAGCGTGAGCCGCCGAGATGCTCACCAGATCAACAAGAACACCCTTTGCCTCGTTCTTCAACAGATAGTCCCCGTCGCATACCTCAAGCAGCCGAATCATCAACGGATGAGTGGTGAGCGTGTCACCTCCCCTAAACCACATACGCCTCTCCCCTCTCTAACAAATAAACGTGCACAATGTAAATAAAAATGTGGTTCGTCATGCCGCCCCACCCCGCGCATGAACCAGCCGCGAGCACGTGGGGTAACACTTATCACACAACCCCTCCCCCACGTGCCGGAGCGGATATTTTTTACTGCGGCGCCCCCTAGCCTGGATCGGCGGCTCCGCCTGCGGCAGCATCTGCTTCCCACACGCACGGCACCGCTCCTGATACAGATCCCCCTCTTTCCCGTGCTGCTGAGGAATATCCGAGTACCTGCCAGCAACCACCCCGCCCACGAGGACACCACGGCGCTCCGTGTCAGAGAGCATGCGCTCACACGCACCCAGCAACGGGCAAGTGGCACACAATAACCGAGCCTCCTGTTGCCTGGCCAGTGCGTTTTTGACCGGTTCCCCGGGGAAAGTAGGGTCCCACAGGCTGGGCCGTGTAGCTGTCGCCTGGTGCCGGGGCTGCTGGCAGATACCAAGAACCATTAGCTAGACCGCCCCACCACTCAGGTTCGGCCGGGCAGTGATCTGCCGCGGCGCCACCGGCAACGTGGCCACGTACTCGAACCCATCAGCATCCCGCGCCGGGCCACCGTCGGCGACATGGGGCCTGCGGATGTCCGTTACCGTGGAATAGGATTCCACCATTCCACCCAACGACGCATAACAACGCGCTAAGTAGTCACCTGGGGGCAGGCCAATGGGTGCGCAGAACGGCACCTGGGCGTACTGGATAGCGGCACTGATGGCGTCCATCTGGGCAGCGGTAAGAACCACTGGCGATACGGCATCCACACCTTGCCTGACTTCATCACGCACCCGGCCCATGACAGCAACAACGTCAGTGGGTAGCGTAGAGGCCAGCCGTGCCGCAGTGACGTCGGTGAGGTCGCCGCAGGTGCCGGACAAGTCTTGGAGGGTGAGCTCATTCTCCGAGACAAACAGCGCGCACTGCGCCTCGGGGGCCTTCTTGAAATCCGGCTTAAGCTTCAGCAGCAGTCTGGCTGATGCCGCGGTGATCTCCACCTCAGTGTGTTCGGCAGCAACGATAGCGAAATAAGTAGGCACCACCGCCTGAATCATGTGCCTCGGATTAGCGGCACACACCAGCAAACGCTCACCCCGGAACACCAGCTTGACGACGTCGAAGTCCTCAAACTTCCGACTGGCCACTTTAATCACAGCGCGGATCGCGTTATGCAGCTCCCGGGTGAACAGGACTGCTTTTGACTTGACCGGCAGCTGGGAATAGTCAGGCATGAGCCTCGGCCTCCCGGATCCTGGCGGCGGCATGGATAGCATCCAAGTATGGTTGGTCCAGCGCCTGGGTGGCGGCATCCAACTCATCGAACGGCACCAAATCTTTGTGCAGGGGCGCGCTGTCGACTCGCCAGGCGGCCCAAGCGTCATGAACGTCTGATAGCGTGGCAGCAACGCCCTTAGCGCGCATAAGCACCGCATAGATAAGAAATAGGGGGAACTGCTCGTCGTCCGGCCTGGCAATGTTTTTCGGCAGGCACCGGCAGATGAGCGCAGCGTCTTCTTCGAGGTAGGTCAGCATTTTAGGACTCCTGGAGAGTGCGGAGGGTATCAATAAGATGGGGGTTGTCTTCCAAAACGCCGTATGCGGCGGCGAGCACTTGCCCCGGCGCGGCGTGGGCGATGCTGTATGCGGCGGCGGGGATGGGCACTTCGGTAACTCGCCGGCCGTCAACGGAGTAGACGACCGCATAGGGCTCGTGTTCCCCGGTGATGGGGTTGTGGGGCCAGTCAACGATCGCCCACGTTTCGCGGATGTGTAGGGCACCGATAGTGTCGTCGGACGCGGCAAGTGACGTTCGCCGAATGTCAGTGGTGTTCATCAAGCGCTCCTTCTTAGGTTGGGTTGGTGGGTTTTGCGTGTGCAGGTTTCCATGTGTGCCACGTACAGTCGTTCTCCCGCGATCCGGGCTTGTTCCCTGGCGACGCCGTGCACGTAGTGGGCGCGGCCAAGGCTGATGCGCCAGCGACCGTCTAGGGTCGGGCAGGGGTCAAGTGGGATGTTTTTGTCGTTGGTGGTTTTTGCCCAGCGGATTTCTGCGCCGCACCAGCGGCACCATGCGCGGCTCATGCTGGCGCCTCCTGCTGCTCTGCCCACTGGAGGATCCGGGTTAGCTCCTGCCGTGGTGTTTCCATCCGATGGCGTTTATACATGCCCGCCCACTCCCATGCGGTAGCGATGGGCACAAACGTGCAACGGTGAATCACTGGCAGCCCATATAGGCGCATTTCGGGTAGAACCCCGAAACCTGGCACGCAGGCAGCTAGGTCGCCCAGGGCGATAGCAGCGGGGTTGCCCGCATCAAAGCAGACAGACACCAAACGCCTCCCCTCATATACTCGGCGGGCTACTGGCCCTGCAAGGGTAACGGTCGCAGGCATCACTCTTCACCACCGTTCACAATGCTGCTAACGGTTTTTAGCCCATCAACGACCCTGCGCATGTGCGTAGCGGCATGTTTCATGTTTTTGAATGCCTTGCCGTCGTCGCCGTTTTCGAACGCTCCCCGGCATTGGTCGATCGCGGTCAGCGCCGCGACCGCTGCCTGCCGAATACTGTCCACAAGGTCCATGGGTAGTTCCAGTGCCGACTGCATCTCCGAATCCGGCTCAGCGGCGGCATCGGTGTCAATGCAGTCAGCGTCAGCACCCATGTCAGCACCGACCGTGCCGGTTGCCGGCTCTGTAACTGGCACGGTCACCAACCACGGATCCTGGCAGCATTCCCGGGATTCCTGGGCGGCTTTGTAGGCGTCGCGTTGATCGCAGGCGTCATGCAGCGCCGCATGCAAATCGGCAGCGCGCTGCTCGGCAACTACTTTCGCCGCAGTCAGCGTCTCAACCTGGGCGTGTAAATCATGAATGATTAATGCGACGTCAAGGCCGCTTTCTACTTCGGCGTTCCCCCGCTCAAGCAGCTTAGCGATCAGCTCCTGCTGCCAGACGGTGGTGGCAGTCAGGCTGTCTGCGAGGCGAGATGGTAGGTCAGCGGTAGAATCCGGCATGGCGGTATCCTTCCTGGTCGGCCACCGGATGGGCATCCATGAATGCCGTCAAGTCGGCTAGGGCGATCCGGTAGGGGGCGTTGCGTCCAACAGTGGTGGCCATCGACGGCTGGGTAGCGCGCAGCACACCCTGGCGGCAGAATTTCCTGATCTGCCATTGGGAAAAGCCGGAAAGCGTGGCGGCTTGGGCGGTGGTCAACCATTGCTGCGGTAATTGAGGGGTAGTGATATGATTCATGTGCCTTCCTTTCAAAGGCTTTACGACGGGGGCTAGTTTGGGTAATTTGTGCTAGCCCCCGGTTTTTTGGTTTATAGGGGGTTGTTGCCGCCGCTATCAGCGACAAGATGCGCACGTCATAAACGGGCGGCCCTCTCCCTACCATCCGGCAAGGCGCCAAACATCGACCCGCCCAAGCGGCAACCAGTGGCCATAGCCGCACCAATCGACGCATCACGAGCAGTGAACCCCGGCACCACCTTGCGCGGGGCCAACAACCAACAGGCACCCGGCTTGATAGCAGCCGCTCCTCCACAGCGCGCAGACAAGACGCCACCAGGCGAGCAGACCAAACATCCAGAGGAGCCACGAGGCGACTAAACCAACATGGGACAATGAGCTCCCCAGTCACACCATCTACGGCGCCACCTCCGGCAACAACAACAGTGGCCAGCACAGCAGCAGGTACCGTCTGCGCCGTTTCTTGGCATTCTTGCCGACTGGCGTTGCTCCCCCGAACACGCCGATAGACAACAACCGCTAGCGCTAGTGAACACGTAGCCAACGCTATGGACACCATCGCGGCCAGCATTCCGATAAACGAGATCATTACTAAAATTCCTTTTCTTCTGTATGCGTTAAGTGGCCCCTTCCCTGCCCTTCCCCAGGCGAGGAAGGGGCCACAAGTAATAGGGGGCGATTAGGCACCTAGGCCGGCATTGGCCTGGTAGGTGAGCTGGAGCATCGAGCACAGCCGGGGGAATAATCCAAGATCAATATGGATCTGAGCCCCGGCGCTATCCTGAAGATCCGCGCCGGTAGGCCCTAGCTCGATGAACAACCCATCCAGCTCGCCCGAGAAAACAAACTCGTTAGGCATCGACGGCCACCTCCTGGGCAGCACTCGGACCTTCCGGGGCGAACAAGCTCATCATCGCTGGGAACTGGAACCGCTGAACCCGGAAAAGGAACTCGCCTTCGTCGTAGAAGCGGACTGTTCCGCCGTCTCGGGTCGCATACAAACCATCGCCGATATTGCAGAACCGGTCCGTCATTGGCGGCACCCCGGCATGCTGGTACCAGGCGTCTTGCAAAGCGTCGATGAGTCGCATAATCGAATCCGCATCAACCTGTACGACACCAACCCCATCCTGGGCCAACTCCACCCCGGCGCTAGTGATCGTTACTTGGAGGTCATCAATCTTCCGGCTAGGCACGGGACTCTACCTCCTGCCGCAGCGCATGCTGCAACACCGTGACGTTCCCGTGCACGACCTCAGGCTGGGTGCTATCTGCAGTGCACAACCCCAGCAGCATGAACTCCGACACATGAGGAACCCTGGTATCCCCCGTGCCACCACCTACGATCAAAACATCAACCAACCCCTCATCAATCAGCGTTGTGAGGGCTTCCGCTACCGGCCGCAGCTCGGCAAGCGACGGCTCGCGCTTCACACGAACCACAACATCCAAATTCTTCATTGTTTTTCCTTTTCTTCCTTGCTTTACGACGACCCCAGCGCGACTAAGCCGCGGGGACCTCCGCAACTTTGACAATGGCTGCACGTACATCAGTGATATCGGCCAATTCCAGCAATCGGATCGCGGTTTTAAAGCTAGGAGTGGCACCCCTGCGAATATTGCTAATTGTCCCTACTGTTACGCCCGCCTCATGGGCCAACTGGGCATCTGATGAAAAACCACGGTTAGACCGAATTTTGTCGAGCACTAAGGGGCTCAGTTTGTACCGCATATCCACCTCCTAGTGATTCAACTTGCGCTACATGAATCACTATAAGACACATTGTCCAATATGCGCAAGTGTGTGTATCATTTTCACCATTTGCGCATTTAAATAGGCCGACTCAACTTGCGCAATAGGGTTAAATGGTGGATAATAGAACACATGACAGATCACCTGAAATGGATCAAAGGGCTGGTTGGGAACGCAAGCGGGCGAGCAATCGCCAACCGCTCTCAAATCTCCGTAGCGACAGTAAACCGACAAATCAACAAGGGAGTATTCACCGCCGAAGTTGTTATCGCTATCGCTCGCGGCTACGGAGAGTCGCCAGTCAAGGCGCTGGTTGCCACCGGATACATCACAGCCAAGGAAGCAATAGGCATCAATGAAACTTCTGCTGCGCAGCTACTCACCGACCGCCAACTGATTCGAGAGCTAGCCAGGCGAGTCAGTTCAAAAGACGATGACATATGGGAAGAAAGCTTCGACTCCGTGGTGCAGCAAAATGCCCCGTCTCCTGCTGATGGTTGGCAGTATGAAGAGATGGCGGCGGCGGATGATTCACCGGATGAGCCGATGCCGGGTGATGATGATTACCATGATGGCCCGTAAGCTAATTTGATATTTTTGTTTCATTCTCCTTATGATTATCCTTAATTTTTTCATATCTCTAGGAGAATGAAATGTTAACGATTGACAACCTTGAAGATTTAGCGATATCTCTGGGGGTTACCCTGTGTACGCACGTCGGTGGCAAGAAGGGGCTCTGGAATGCGCCCCGGCGCGCGATCAGCATTCGGCGGGGGCTGCACCCGGTGGCACATTTGTGCACATTGGCGCATGAGGTGGGGCATGCAACATTAGGGCATGATTCGGCTGCTGTGGGGTGGTGGCGGGCGAAGCAGGAATTAGCGGCTAATCGGTGGGCAGCAAGACAGTTAATCACAGTTGAGGAGTATGCGGCGGCAGAGCGTGTCCACCCGTCGTTAAGCGGGGTCGCCCATGAGCTGGGGGTGACGGTTTTTATGGTTGAGGCATGGCAGGAAATGTACCGGTCAGGCACATATGCGAGATTCCTTATGGATGCCTGATAAACCCGAAAGAGGGTATTGCAAACGTCATTCCATCAAAACTATATACAAGCACCTAGATGAATCATAAGATAAATCTTAACTGCGGTTTACATAAGATGAAGAAAAGGGAATGGAGCCATGGTTGGTATCTATGATGCGAAGCCGGCGGAAACCTGGTGCGGCCAAAATGTGGTGGGGATGCGGTACCATGCGGCGGAAGTTGATACGGTTATCAGGCAGGTGCGAGCTGATGCCGAGGGTGCCCGATATTTCGACGCAACACTAGTGTTGGAGCCGGATAATCCGTATTCCAATAGTGGGCATGCGATCTCCGTGCGATACAACGATCAGGTGCTGGGGTATCTGCCGGATGAAGACACTGCGAAGTATTTTCCCGAGGTAGCGCGGTTGGCTGCGAGCGGGTTTGATGTTGGAGTTCGGGCACGACTGTGGTCGAATACGGATAGGCCTGATTTCGGACCAGGTGACGCCCCATATTACAAACTAAAAGTGGGGGTGCTGCCGCCTGGGGCTATCGCCCCGTTTAATAATCCCCCAACCTTGGATTGGGCGCTCATCCCTCGGGGCAAGAGTATCAAGGTCACGAAGACCCAGGAGTATTTCGAGGCGAACAAGAATGTCTTATCAGCTGGAGACACGTGCTTTCTCGCCACGCTTCATAAAGTTATGCGGGGGACGAAAGCCCCGGTGATCGAAGTATGTCTCAATGGCCACCGTCTTGGTGAGCTCACTGAGGTTTCCAGCAACAAGCTTATGCCTTTTGTTGACCATTTCAACGATAAAAGTCTTGTGGCTGTGTGCTATGCGCTGATATGGATTCGAGCTAACGGTATACAGGTCACCTTAGATGTCACCCCTGCCGCGAGCGCAAGCTACTCCCAGATACACGATCCCGTAGTCAACCCGTTGCCTGAGCTGGTGAGGAAAGAACGGGACCCGTGGTCGTACCAGTTACCGGGGCGGTTTAAGGGGTCGGGAAGCTCGTCTGGCGTCACCCAAGCGCAGAGCGCCGCTACCCAGGGGTATGTTAATCAGCGATCCCCAAAGTTCGCGCATGTCCAATCAGCAACATTTACCGAAGCGGAACGGCGCAAAGAAGCAACCAGGCGGGCTAAAGCAAACGAGCGGGAAATCATGGCAAGCCGCGCCACGCCAACGCCTTCCAATCCGCCTACGGCGAGAGCGTCGGCAACATCGGACGAAGAAGCAGGTTGCGCTCTTATCGGTCTCGGCATAGGCATCATTCTCGTCTTGTGGTGGTTGTCATCATGCTTTGGTGATACCTCTTCAGGCAGTTCAACGCCTGCGACTACTTCTTCCACTAGTGATTATTCGTCATATGGCGACTCTGGCAGTAGTTCGTCTAGTTATGATGCCGATCAGATCAATGGGTGGACTAAAGCCGCCGCACGGAACGCTTGCCATAAACAGGTTGAAGCGCAGCTCAAGTCGCCGTCTACTGCGAAGTTTGAAAGCCTGTTTGATTTTACTGCTTTGCAAAACGACGCCCACACTAAATGGACGCTGCGGGGGCACGTTGATTCTCAAAATGGTTACAGGGCGACAGTCCGTACGGAATGGGTGTGCACGGTTGTCCCAACGAGTTCCGATAATGCCAGGGTGGAAGCCCTGCTAGTCCAGTAAAAACAGAAGAAAGGAAAACACAATGACGCATCAGGCACCGGCACCACAAGCCCCGCAGGAGCCACAGCAACCGCAGCAGGGGGAACAACTGACGCAACAGCCCCCTTCTCCTCCGCAACAGCAGGCGTTTCCGCAGTATCAACCGCAGCCTCAGGGATATGCGCAACGGCCAATGCCGGCTACAACGGGGTCGTTTGAGGGATACAAGGTTACTGCTACTGTCATCGCTACCTTTAGTCTCGTGGTTTTTGCTCTTGGAGTTTTCGTGTTGTTCGACGGTAACGGGGGAGAAGATCTGATCGGCGGCATGGTGATGACAGGCGGGTCGCTTGTGATTATGCTGCTGGCCGGCATTTGGCACGCGGTGGCGGCTATTGGCCATGATCTTGCTGTCAGCCGGCAACTGCGGCAACGGTAAGCGCATTGGAAATATTTTTGACCCCCGCTCATGTCTGCCAAGAACTGGAGCGGGGGTTTGAGGAAACAAAACCCATGTAGATGGGTTCTTTAAGGAGTATATCATGGCATATGTACGGGACTTATGGACCGTGGTTGGCCCCATGGGGCGACGAGTGCGGTCGGCTAGGTGGGGGCAAGGCCGGCGTTGGCAAGCGGTGTGGGTCGAGAACGGCAAGACCATCACCAAAATGTTTGATAGTGCCGATGCCGCCAACCTTTATGTAAGCCGCACCGAGGTAGGCCAGGCTGAAGGCACATGGATTACTAAAGACCGCTTAGATGTGACGCTTGGGGATATGTGGGGTGTGTGGATTGCGTCAAAAACCGGGCGGGCTGCTTCCACTGTTGCTGGGTATCGGGCGGCGTGGCGGCACATCGAGCCCACGTGGCAGTACGCCCCCTGCTGGAAAATCACCCGAGCAGCATTTAGCACGTGGATCCCCACCGTCACCCGGCTAGACGGCACCGGCTCAGCGTTAAGCGGAGCGAGTCTGCGTAAGGTAGGGATTGTTTTCCATGCGCTCCTGGACCAGGCTGTCGAGCTGGGGGTTATCACGAAAAACCCTATGCGGTCCAGTGATATTCCCAGGCAGGGGAAGTCGGATCGGCGGTATTTGACTGTCGCCGAGATCGACCGGCTTGTGCAGGCGGCGCCGACAGAGGCTGCAGCCCTCATGATCTCGGTGCTGGTCCAGACAGGATTGCGGCCAGGCGAAGCAAAGGGGCTGCAGGTTCGAGACCTCGACGTATTACGGGGCCGGCTCATGATCCGCCGTGACGTTGACGCCCTCGGCAACCCCGATGAGACGAAAACCCGCACCCATCGAGACGTCCCTGTAGGCGGCGATCTTCTCCTCGATCTCGAAGATATTGCTGATGGCCATGCGCCCGCCGACTGGCTCCTCACCGATGAGTATGGCCATGTGTGGACGACAACCCGATGGCGCGCAGTGTGGAAAACCACTTGTGCCAGTGCCGGTCTCACCGGGGTGACCACCTACGAGCTACGGCACACCGCGGCGTCACTGGCGATTGCCGCGGGGGCGGATGTCAAGACTGTACAGCGGATGCTGGGGCACGCAAGCGCAGCCATGACGCTTGACACCTATGCCCACCTGTGGGAAACGGGGATTGATGCTATCCCCTATGCGGTTGCTGAGCACATGGCAGCCGAGCGGAAACGAGAAGCCGACAGGGCAGCCCGACGCGCCAAGCGGCGGGGGCGGGGCTTGCGGATCGTCGATGGGTGACTCGAACAAACTTTCCATAGAAAACCGGGCTTATTGAAAACCCGGTTTTTTTCTGTTCGGGATTTGTTCGGGATGAATTCGGTCCGAGGTCCAACGACCTGCAACGACTCTCAACACGCCGGGGTGGTGGTAGCATTAGTGAAACCCCAGCTCACACACACTTTGAGCTGGGGTTTTGGTGGAGCCGCCTGTGGGAATCGAACC